CACCGCCGAACATTCAGCACAGATGATCGTGGCATACAAGCCCGGTTCCCGTCGCGAGATCGTGGCAGCGCTCAAGCACTGGGATGACGATTCGGGCGACGAGATGACGACGCTGTTGCTCCCGAACGCCGTCTACAAATGGCAGGGCGACGCGAAGCAGCGCAGGGAACGGGGCAATCCGGTCCAGCACGGGCTCGGCGTCGTGTCCGTTGTCGAGTTTGCCGCGAACCCGTCGCTGCGTCCCTCGCAGTTTGGTGGCGGCTTCAGCGAGTTCGCTGGAGTCATCCCGATCCAGCGCCGCATCAACACGACCGTGTTCAACCGTCTGACGACTGCGGACGCTCAGGCGTTCCGTCAGCGCTACATCATCGGTTGGACGCCCGACGTGGACGATGAGACGGGTCTGCCGAGGCCTGAAGCTGTCAAGTCGCTCCGTGAGTCGATGCTGTGGACGTTTGACGGCGATCCGAACGAGGTGAAGGTCGGAGAGTTCGGCCAAGCCGACTTCACCGGGTTCATCAAGGCTGTCGAGTCCGATGTGAACGCGATGGCGGCGATCTCGAAGACACCGCCGCATTATCTGCTCGGCGCGATGGTCAACATCTCAGGCGATGCGTTGACGGCTGCCGAGTCGGGTCTTGCGTCGAAGACGAAGAAGCACGCCCGCAACTTTGGGGCGCGTTGGGAAGACGTAATGCGGCTCGGCGCGCTGGTGGCAAACGAGCCGCTGGCTGACGACATGTCTGCCGAGATCGTCTGGGCTGACATCGAGCACCGTTCGTGGGGTGAGCAGGTTGACGCGGCGCTCAAGATGCAGGCGCTCGGCGTTCCTCGCGAAGCGATTTGGGAGCGGTTGCCGGACGTTTCACCGCAGGACATCGCCCGATGGCGTGGGATGGCTGCTGTCGAGTCGCTGTTGACGCCAGACCCACCTGAGACACCGGTGGCGCCGGTTGATCCAAATGTCGCAACATGACGCTCTGAACGCCCGCTACGTCGTTCGTCAGGGCACGCTGTCGATGGCGGGCGGCGCGGTCGTGGCAGACGCATGGAGTCGGCTACCGCAACGAGACGACAACGGTGCAGTACTGCTTCGGGAGCTAGCGTTGCCGAACCTGACCACGCTGCTCCTCAGAGCAACAGCGTTGACCGCCGGCTACATGGCCACAGTTCTCGAAGAACCGGTGACGCCGATATCCCAGACGGTCGAGCCCGACTGGGATCTGCCGTTTGTCGATTACCGGGCAGCGTTGGAACGTGGCGAAGAACAGGCCGCAGCGATTGCTGTCGGCCTGTCTTCGTCTTCTGCGGTCGGCCGCCAATCGGTTGTGTCCACGGCGCGCCAGGCAGGCGACGCCATCCAGTCGTCTCGCATCATCGGGTGGAGTCGAGTTCCGGACGGTGACGCCTGCGACTGGTGCCTGATGGTCGCAGGCGATCGCTACAAGACGGCAACATCCGCAGATTTCGGCCATCTCCGCTGCGAGTGCGGTGTGGTCCCCATTCTCAGCACTCGCTGACTGCGCTCACGTCTGGCGCTGAATAGACGGTAACCACTCCTCGGAGGACGAATGTCAGATCCAATCATCGACCCGAACACCCCGCCAGCCACACCGGAAGCACCGGCAACACCGCCGGAGCCTCCGCACATGGTTGCGCAGGATCAAGTCGACCGCATTGTTCAGGAACGCCTGAACCGCGAGCGCCAAAAGTTCGCCGATTACGACGACCTCAAGCAGAAAGCCACCCGTTTCGACGAGATGGAAGCTGCGAGCCTGTCGGATCTGGAGAAAGCAAACAGCCGTGCCGACGCCGCCGAGAAATCAGCGGCAGATGCAACGGCTCTCGCCAAAGAGACGAACGTTCGATCGGCAGTCATTTCGGCTGCGGTGAAGGCCGGAGCAGTGAACGCCGATGCGGTGTTCAAGCTCATCGAAAGAGACGCAGTGACAGTGGGCGACGACGGCTCAGTTACGGGTGCGGAAGAAGCGGTTGCGGCTCTGCTGGAGTCTGACCCTTACCTCGTCGGCAAGGCGTCGCCCCCCGTGGCGGCAGCAGATGGCGGACCTCGCGGAAGCGGGGCCGGCACGAAGCAACTCACACGAGACGACTTGTCGTCCATGACGCCCGACGCAATCGACGCAGCCCGAATCTCGGGCCAACTCGACCAGCTCCTCGGGCGCCAGTAATCCCCCAACCCAAACAAAGGAGTCGCCGTCATGGCAATCTCATTCATCCCCGAAATCTGGTCGGCGAGCATCCTGTCCAGTCTGAAGAAGAACCTTGTGTTCGCTCAGGCCGGCGTCGTCAACCGCAACTACGAAGGCGACATCGCCAGCATGGGCGACACCGTCAAGGTCCGCTCGATGGGTCGGCCGACGATCGGCACGTACGCGAAGAACACGACCGAGATCGTCCCCGAGACGCTCACGGACGCCGAGCGCTCGCTGCACATCGACCAGTCGAAGTACTTCGCGTTCGAGCTGGACGACATCGACGCTGCGCAGTCCCCCGGCGGGGAACTCGAAGAGTCCCTGACGGAAGCCGCTTACGGCCTGCGCGACATCGCCGACCAGTTCATTGCTGGCAAGTACACAGAGGCCCAAACGGCGAACCAGATCGGCACCGTGTCGGTGACGGATGGCGACCTGGCGTACACGCAGATCCGCAAGCTGTCCGTCGTGCTCGACGAGGCCAACGTGCCAGACGAGGGCCGATACGTCATCGTGCCTCCGTGGTACTACGGCCTGCTCCTCGAGAACCCGAAGTTCGTCAAGGTCAACGAGTCCGGCACCACCGAAGGACTTCGCAACGGTCGCGTCGGTGACGTGCTCGGCTTCAACGTGCTCAAGTCGAACAACGTCGTGAATACGGCGGGCGATGACTACGCCGTGATGGCGGGCCACATGTCTGCAATCAGCTACGCCGAGCAGATCGTGAAGGTCGAGACATACCGACCGGAGGATTCGTTCTCCGATGCGATCAAGGGCCTCCACGTCTACGGCGCGAAGGTCATGCGCCCCGATTCGATCGCCACGGTCATCGCGTCGATCACCTGATATCCAGCCCCCGGCGCCGCGAGTCGCCGGGGGCTGACGCCCGTCCCGAACATCCCTTTGAAGGAGGCCAGCAATGGCAAGAGTCAACGTCCCCATCGTCATCAACAGCGCTTCGGGTGCCGCCACAGGCGCAGGCACCACAGCCGACCCCACCGAAGACCACATCATCGCTCTGGCGGGCATTCCGCTGAGTGAAATCACGATCCGCCTGACCAACACGAACGGCACCGACCGCATCGCCACCATCAAGGCAGGCGTTTCACCGCCTGCGCTGTCCGCAGGCCAGGGCGACCTCGCTGTCACCGTGCCGGCGACTTCCGGTGATGTCACAATCGCTGGGCTCGAGTCGGCCCGGTATCTGCAGGCTGACGGATCGATTCACCTCGACCTGGCTGCCTCGTTTGCTGGGGCTGTCCGTGTGACGCGGTCGCCGAAATGACGGTGTTCGTGTTGGGTTCGTCGGGTGTCGCTGAGAAAATCGACATCCCGACGGACCCGCACGCCGCCGAGCGCTTCCACGCCTCTATCGCTTCGGGCCAGTTCCGGATCGTTGATGAAAGCGATGTGGAGGAGAAGACGACCCGTTACGGCGGCGTCATCTACGTGCTCAAGACCGCCGACGACGATGCGGCAAATCCGACGCCACGCAAGAAGGCTGCACGCAAGAAAGCCGCAAGCAAGAAAGCCGCCGAGCAGGTGACGCCTCAAGCTGAAACCGATGGAACCCCTGAGGCTGATGCCGAAGAGGAGACACCCGAGGCCGACGCCGACGAGTCCCCCGCTGGCGACGAACCAACTGACTGAACGGAGGATTCATGGACGCTGCAACTGCGCTATCAGATCTGCAGATGATGGCGGACTATGAGTCCGACCCGGCGTTGACCGTTGGCGAGTTGGCGCGCATCCTTGAGACGTCGCGTCGTGTTGATATCGGCGGCAACAACGTCGGCAACAGCGTTGATGCGCCAACGTGGGAGCCGTCAACCGTCTACTACGTCGGCAACATCGTCACACCCGACCCAGCCGACGGTTCGTACTTCATGTGTTCGACCCCGGCGAGATCCGGCAGCGTGCAGCCGGTGTGGCCTTCCGTGTCCGGCATCCAGCCGTTCGCCGATGCGATCTCCGATGCCGATGTGCGCTGGAACTATTGCGGCATGACGTGGGTTCCGACTTGGAACCTCAACGCAGCCGCAGCAAAGGCGTGGCAGGTGAAGGCTGGCAAGGTGGCGAGCCGATACAACTTCACGTCTGACGGGCAGATGTTCGAGCGGGCACGGATGCTCGGTCATTGCCGGACGATGGAGA